GTCACCGCCGACCTTACCACCTAAGTCATTACTTGGAATATCTTCAGTAATCATCTTAGTCCAACCTTTGAAATCACGAAACTCACTATGATAAACAGGAGGCATGTAATCCTTAACTTCTTTGGTTACTTCATCGTCGCCAACCATGAAATAATCTTCGTCGTTTTTGGTAATCATAAAATAACTAGATGGTTTTATCGCTCGGGCTTCAACGATTAAAGGTGTGTCAGCAGTACCGTTATTAACAACCGATACTTGGTCTGAAATCGCAGTATTTTTATTTCCTGTTACTGAATATTTGTAAGGGTCTGTTAGTACTACTTTGATAGTGAACTTCACTGAACCTCTTGGGTTTTTCGGTAATTTTAATGGTCCATCAAAGTATGCAAACCAATACCAGTTTTGAGATTTGAATTTAAGTTTTTTCGGCTTTAAATTGTCAATATCAAAAAATTCAACTAACTGTTCCAATATATCGTCATGCGTTTTTTGTCCACCTGGCGCCAAGACTTCATTTCTAATTATTAGAGGTAATTCAAATTCGATATCATTTAGATAACGAGCTTTAGCAATAGAACCTGTTCTACCTTTCACACTTTCTTTTTCAGTAACAAAATTAAAAGAGGGTATCTCAAACCCTCTTTGTACAACTAACCATTCAATGGTTTTATTGTCTATTTGAATTGTATCTTGCATTAGATTATCGTGCCTCCTCTTCTAAATCTAACTCTTGTAGATTCGTGACGCTCTCGTTTATCGATAGAATTATTTACCTCATCTTCAAACACATACTTATTAATAACTGGTTCGTAATCCTTATCTGCAATAACTTGATTAGACTCAACCAAACTAACCAAACAATTAATAACCGCATCCAGTTTATTCTCCAATGTATGAATATAGTTTGTATCACTATTACTTATACTTGGATTTGGTAAGTTGTTTGGTCGCTTATTTTTAGAGCGGTTATCAATATCGTTAGCAGCTAAAGCTAATAATTTGTGTGCTTCGTTCGCTCTACTTGGATCAGTAGGTATTATCCACTCTGGATATCCTTCTTCCCCTAAGTGGTACAATCCGTTATAGACTTTGCCACCAGTAGCATATGCGTAATCACCAGCGCGTTTGAACGCAGCTCTCCATGAGCCTGTTCTTGGTACCCATTTACCCACAATATATCTCATAGCCGATATAGCTTGATGAGTTGGGTTGAGAGGATTATTGTAACCCGACTTTGCGTACGCTCTAAATGAAGGATCTATCATTTGGAACATACCTCTTGAAGGTATACCAGCTCTTGCGTTGCTATCCCAATTATTGACTGCATTAGCTGTATAATTGGACTCACGACTCGCAACACGCATCATCTCGTTAGTAATCCAACTCGCCTTATACCTTCCTCCTAAAATATTTTGAGCAGCCTTAATAGCTCGTCTAGCATTAGCTGCACCATTACCACCGGGTGCACTTTTGCCGCCCCCATTATTCTTTCTTAACCACGGTAACGGGTCTCTATGTCTTCCATTCCAACGCATCTCATAATGTAAGTGAGGTCCTGTACTAAACCCCGTATTCCCCGATATACCAACAGTCTGTCCGACCCTAACTTGTTGACCAGTTTTAACTTTATATTTAGATAAATGTGCATAAATAACTTCTAAGGCGCCCTTTACAATTTTCACCCATTTTCCATAACCACCATTATGAAAAGGCATAACTTGTGCTCTACCATTAATGGTTGATGGAACAGGTTCGTAAATGTAATCAAAATCCAGACCTTCATGGAATGGGCGTCCGGTTTCTCGTGTATAAGCAGCAGTGTGACCGTATAAGTAACGTAATTTACTCATATCTAATACACCGCCATCACCCGACTCTGCGAAAGCATCCTCAAGCCACTTGATTGCACTTTTCTTAATCTTAGACCATGCAGCTTTTGTTATATCGCCAGCAATACCCATACCTTTAGTTAGAGAACTGAAATCAACTCCAAACGCTTGAAGTACATAATTTAAAAGTTTGCCTGGATTATCGATAAAGTCCATGACATCACCAACTTTATCGCCAAGCCACTTTGTACCTTTACCTATTTGATCTTTTGTCCAGTTAAATGCCGATGATGCACCGGATTTAATATCTTTCCACATAGTACCTATGCTAAATCTTGGAAGCGTTCCATTTAACATTGAATAAGTTTGTGCGCCGTTATATACTATTGAACCTTTAGGTAAGTACGCTGTCGTATCTGTATTAGGCGTAAGTACCCGTTTGCCATTAGGGAATTCAATCATTTCATTTCTGAAACCATTCGGACCATTTCCACGTCCTTTATCCCCAACCGTAGCGAACGTATCCCGCGCAATCTTACCGTTCTTAACTAATCTTGTAGTAGTATGCGTATGTTCAGTACCAGTGTGTAACTTCGGTATTTTGTCCATACCCAACTTACCACCGACCCAGTTTAAACCTTCAATTAATTTATTAAGACCTCTTTTAACAGCGTCTACCATACCACCGATATGATCTTTAATTTTACCAATGATAGATTTTAAACCGTCACGCATGCTTCCAAAGATGTTACGCACTCTATCCCATAAGCGACCAGCTATACCTACAGTGTTATCTTTAATAGAGTTCCAGATGTTTGACATCCAATTTCTTAATTTAGTAAATATATCTTTCGTCGCATTCCATAAACTTGTGAATTTAGACCTTACACCCGTAAATAACGAATGAGCCTTGCCGACGGTATTGCTTTTGATATTATTCCACGTACTAGATAACCAGTTTTTCATATTAGTGAAAATAGATTTAACACTATTGAATAAGAAACCAAAAATACTTTTTGTTGCATTCCAAATTGCCGATAATGATTTCTTGAAAACGCCTATTATAGCAACCCATATAATAGTTATTAAACCTTTAAGTAATCCACCAAAGTATCTCACTACACCTAGAATTTTACCTACAAACCACAGTTGTATTAAATTCCAAATTAACTGCACAGTACCTTTCAGTATCATTACAATGCCGTCCCAAACGCCTCGCCAGTTTCCTGTGAAAAGACTAGAGAACACTTTGATAATACCCAAAATAATATTAATAGCCCCTTGTATTACACCTTTGATATTTTCCCAAGTGCTGACAATCAAAGCTTTAACCGCCGGCCAAATAAATTGCATCACTTGCCAAATCGCAAACATGATTGGTTTAATAATAAAGTTAAAAATAAATTCAAAGGTTGCTTTAATGAAACCAGCTATATTTTGCAAAGCTTGTGTTATTTCTGAGCCGTTCTCTTTCCAGAAAGAGGCTAATTGAGCGCCTATCTCTTTGGCGAAACCAACGATTTCATCAACTACTTTAAAGAAAGTTGTTCTAATCGTATTAACTACATTTTGTATTCCTGCTACAGTTTCGGGTGGAAATATCTTCTCTAGGGTAACCGCGCCTTTACTATCACCTTTGAATAAATCAAAGAAACCTTGTAACGCTAGTTTAGCTGCTTTAAATGCGTTTGCTACACCAGAGATTGCCTGATTTACAATATTTCTAAAAGTTTCTGAACGTTTATAAGCTTGATAGAAAGCTATGCCAATACCAACTAATGCACCTACAATTAATGTTATAGGTAACGTTAAACTGGATATCGACATACCTAAAATCGGAAATAGTTTAACAAGTGATGCGATTTTAGTTCTTAAAAACGCGAATATACCACCAGCTTTATTAACGTTTATTAACAAGGGTCCTAAAACTGTCATTGCATTCCCCATCACGCTGATAAATAAACCGAACATAAAAACTAAAGGACCTAAAACTGCTGCAAATAATCCAAACCCAACAACCGCTAATTGAATTGACGTTGGTAATTTAGTAACCCATGTCACTACTTTGCTAAAAGCACTTACTATAATCTTTAGTGCTGGTTCTATTCTGTCATAAATCGTTAAGGCTAGTTCTTCTAATTGCGACCTTAAAGTTCTTAATTTCCCACCTAAACCAGATTCCATTGTATCGGCCATTCTTTTAGATGCGCCGGTAGATGAATCTATAGATCTGGTTAACTTTTGATAGTCTTCATCAGAAGCATTTATAATCGCTAATGCTCCTGACATCGCTTCTTTACCAAATATTGTAGCTGCAGAACTAGCTTGTTGGTCTTTTGAAAGATGTTTAAATTTTTCCCTCAGTTGATCTAAAAGCTTTCGCATAGGAATCATTTTCCCATTACTATCTGTAATAGATATTCCTAAGCGCTCCATTTCATTCCCCATAGCTCTAGTTGGACTTGAAAGATTGGTGAACATTGTTCGTAACGCTGTACCTGCTTTTTCACCTTTGATACCAGCATTACTCATTAAACCTATCGCAATAGATGTATCTTCAATCGTGTAACCTAACGCACCTGCTACAGGAGCGACATATTTAAAAGCTTCTCCGAGCCCTCTAACATCCGTATTTGCCTTCGAGCTAGTTTGTGCTAAAACGTCCGAAAAATGACCACTATCCTTTGCTTTTAAACCAAATGCCGTTAGTCCATCTGTAACAATGTCACTTACTGCTCCCAGTTCTTCGCCAGATGCTGCCGCTAAATCCATAACTCCGCTTAAACCTTCCATCATTTGCTTAGAATCCCAACCAGCAAGTGCCATGTAATTTAATGCTTCAGCCGAATCTGATGCACTAAATTTTGTTGTTGCACCCATTTCGCGAGCCTTTTTCTTCAAAGCTTCAAACTCTTCCCCAGTAGCACCTGAAGTTGCTTTAACTTTTCTCATACTGTCATCGAATTCAATACCTTTTTTAGCTGCTACAGCAAACCCAGCAACCACCGGCGCAGTTACATACATAGTCATGTTACGGCCTACATTTTTCATACTGTTACCAATTTCTTGAAGTTTAGGACCAAAATTATTAAAGTTGGTACCAAGTTTTCCCATTGCAGTATTTAATGCTTTCTGCTCTCTTTGCATGTCTTTTAATTCTTGTGTGGCTTGGTTTAACTCTCGCTCATATTGGTTTAATTTAGCGTAAGCTTCATTGTATTTAGCAGCCGCAGCTTGTGTCTTTGCACTGTTTTCACCAGTTTCTTTACTAAGTTTGTCATAACTATCTTTCAGCTCTTTAGTAATCTGGGCTTGAACTTTTTGTTTTTTACTCAAACCTTCGACTTTTATCTTCGACTTTTCTAATGAATTATCATATCTAGAAAATTGTGATAAATTAGCCGAAAGCTCACGCGAAACCATTTTCATTTGCCTATTTAAACCTGTCACACCTCTATTGAATCCAGAACCATCTAAATCAACCTTTATGACCATATTACCTATAGGATTAGGCATTTAAAAACCTCCTTTCTTCCAAGATGTAAATAAAAAATCAACCTTTAAAGGCTGATTAAAAAATATCTTTAAAACTTTTCGCAGTTCGCTTTGTTTCAATCTTCGATTCGACAATGTCTAAAAAGAAGTGTATCGGCATGTTAGCCACTTTTTCTGCATCCATGCCTTTTTCTATCAAATCTTTAGCTATTTTCCTGTAATTGTTGTAGACAGCTTCAGGTGTTAAATCTTCTTTTCTTACTTCTGATTCTCTGTCACGAACTTTTTTGTATCACTAGGTTCCCCGCCTGTGATACGTCCAATTAACTGTCCAATCTTTTCAATACCTTCTTGACCATTTGGCAATCCTTTTTGAAGTTCTATACTAGTGAATTGATTGTCAAAAGCTTCAACAATGAAATCCAAAACTTCTTCTAGCACTTCCATTTGTAAAGCCATGTTGTCTTCGATTTCTTCTTGTTTATTTTTGTATTCTTCTTGTTCTGTCACGCTTAAGTTATTAAATTCTTCTTCTGTTAACTCTTTAAAATCAGAACCCTTAAACGCTTTGTTAAGTTTTAAACCTAATTTTGAACCTTGAATTGTTTCAAACAAAGTAATAATTGGTTTTGCTAAATATTTTTGATATTGAGGCTTTCCTGTTTTTGTAAATCCTGTAATTAATTCAATTGATGTACGTTCCATTATTAATTTCCTACTTTCTTTTTTAGTTTGGCCAAAATAAAAAGAGGGCGTTAAGCCCTCACGTTTACATTTCTAAATTAGATTGTACTGTAACTTGCACTGTGTCGGTCTTCTTGCCTGAAGTCGCAGTAACGGTTGCGCTACCTTCCGCTAAACCTTTAACAAGCCCTGATGACGAAACGCTAGCATACGTTTGTCCTTCAGTTACTGCATAAGTCACTTTCTGTCCAGATGGTTCAGTTGTAGCTGAAAGTTGTTTTGTTTCATCAACTTTTACCGTAACTTGTTCATCGCTTATGTTTACAGATTTTACTTCAACTTTTTCAGTTTTTTTCATTTCTTTTTCTACAGATTCTGTAGTTTGTTCACCACGACTAGACATGAATTCATCATAAGTTTTACCAAATGTCTCCATGAATACATAGTCACGACCTGTAGTGCTTCCTTTTGCATCATAACCAGTGACATGTGAACTTTCATCAAACAAACGATCAATAAAGTTACCTTCTACATCGTCATTTTGGAATTCAACCTTATCTTGTTTTGTTTGACCTTTGATGCTTGAACGTGTGAATTTACCTTTGAATAGACCAACCCATTCAGAAGACTCATCATGATTACGTCTTTCGAACACAATTGCTACATCTGGTGGAATATCCTTAGCTCCATATTTATAACCGCCTGTACCTTTTTTAGCACCATTCAAGAATGCTTTATCGTCAGCAGGAACAGTAACAAATGTTGTTTTAACACTCAATTTACCATTAGATACAGCAGTTGCAGCAACCATATCATCTCCGTAATCTTCTTCAGTATCTTGTGGTCTATCTACTTCAATCTCTTTTAAAAATCGAATTCGTGTCCCAGCGCCTGTTTCCCATTCTTTTTCAGTATCTTTTAAAATCGGCGCATAATAAAAATTAGATACACCAATCGCAATACCTGAAACGCCAGTATCCGCAAAGTGTTGTAAGTTTAATTTTAAAAATCTTGGTGCTTGTTTCAATTTTTCAATCATTTAATTTTCCTCCAATTTCATTGATAAAATCGAGCCTTTTGCTCTTATAATATGTCTGAATGACATGACGTCACTTTCGTATAACGGTTCTCTATAGTAACTTTGAAAATTCGCTTTCTTTAGCGACTCTACTATTTTTTCAGCCTGTTCATTCGGTTCATCCTCAGACCACCAAATATCAATTTGATAATTATACTCCCTAGTAAATTCACTATCATCAGCGTATTCATCAGGGTTAAATGGTAGTGGGTATATCCGCACAATTGGCTTATTGGTTTTTTCGTGAAAATGGTCATCTACTGTATAGTTAAATACATGTGATTCTTCTGTAACATTTTCTTTAATAATTGTATTTCTAATCAAATTAGTAATGTTAATCATTTTTGCAACCTCTTTGCAGTAGCAATCATTGTTTTTAAAACTTTATCTTTACCCTGTTTCTCAGTTTTGGTTATGAATAGTTGCGGACTTTGGTACATCGTTCCGAACTCTGTTGCATGAATACGATGAGAAACACCTTTTGTATAACCTACTGTAACTATTTTCTCGCTTGAGTCTCTATCTGTTTTCACATTAGAGACACCTATATGTTCGCGAGCGTGTTTTTTGGTGTCAGCGAAAGGTGTATTACTTTTTAAAAGTGGGACTAATGACATAGCCCCAGCTTTAATAATCGCATTGCCGTTCAGATTCATTTTTAAAACTGCATTCTTTAAACCCTGTTCAATGGTGTTTTCCTCAATTTTAGCTCCCACTATATAACCACCTCACCATACACACGTAGATAAGATTTATCTTGATAATCCGATTTAACATACTTAATGTTATATCTTTGGCTTTCGTGCGTAATGTAATGTTTGTTTGAGGGTTTATAATCGCCTCTAGGATCTCTGATAATAATAGTTTTTATAAATTTACTACCTGTATTCAAGTTGGTCTGTGTATCAGATTCTTTAGCTTCTCGTATACATGCATAACATGAATATAAAACTTTCGACTTTGGTTTTGCTGGATTACCATTTACTCGTTCGCTGATATCTTGGCAAAAATCGACACGCTCAGTTAATTTGTTTGAATTAAATTTCATCTTCTTCACTCTCCAAATATCGTTCAAATGAATCTCTCAACTTATGAACAGTACTTAAAACCATATGAGGTGCAAGTGATAAATTTCTATCCTGATAAGCGATACGATTTTCAAAATAATAATTAGCCAAAGGGTATACAGCACGAGTAAAAAGAGGGTTACTTTTAAACCAGTCTTCGTATTCAATATAATCATCTGTAACAGCACTGACTATTTCATAAAAAGCCCAACTATAATAGGTTTCTAGTAATTTATCTTCAGAGTTATGATCTATTTTGCAATGCATTTTTAGTAACTTTAGTTCAGTGGTTGTCAATTGCATCAAATCACCTATTCTTCTTTGACACGTTCTAGTATTACACCGTGTTCTTTCAGCTTTTTGTTGACATAATCAGCACGCTTTACTGTCATTTCAACATGTTTACCGCTTTCCAGATATTCCCCTTTTTCTAAGTCAGTATAAGATTTCTTTACTTTGAACATCGCCATAAGCTTTCACCTCTTTATATATTTTTTAATAGGTACTTACGCTTCTAAACTAACGTCTCCAACATTTTTCGTATCTTCATAATTAATAACAATTGCAGATTTTTCATCTAAGATACGGCAATCTTGACGTACAGCTACCATTAAACATTCACCGAAATGCATGTAATCTGTCCAGCCAGCTTGATATTGTGAACGGTCAAACAATACAATTGCATCTTTTAGATTACCGAAAATCAATGTCTCGTTTGCTTTTTCTCCTAACATTTCATCTGGTAAGATTTCAACTTTAGCACCTAGTAAACGTTGTTGCGTTTTTTCTTTAACATCTGGTTGAATTAAGTAATTTCCGTTTTTGTCTTTCATCTTATCTAACTTAGCAAACATTGTTTGAGATACAATAGCAATATTGTGCTCGTAATTTGGTTTGATGTTAAGGTTAACAGCATCTTTCAACCCGTCGATACCTTTTGCAGCAACTTTTTCTAATTTTAATTGCTTGCCACCTTCTCCTTGAGAACCATTTTTCAACACATCAATAATTGCTTGATTACGCGTTGCAGCAATTGTGCGCGCCATCCATAATTTCAATTCTTGTAGTACATTAACTTTGCTATCTTCAATAGATTCACGTGAAATACGGAAGTAACCACGATGCGTTTTAATGTCATAAACCAATTGATAAAACGGTTTAACCGCTAATTCTGGGTTTTCAGCTAATTCTTCAACTTCAGGAAGTGCAGCAACAGATGATTGACGTACAACTGGATACTTACCTGAACCGCTAGGTGCTTTTTTAACTGTGACATACTTATCTAAATTAAATTCGACTTCTTTTAACGTAAGGATATCTGTCACAATCTCTTCCGGAATTAATACGAAACCAGAATCCGTTTTCAAAGAACCGCCTTTAATAGTATTTTCATCACGAGTTTCAAGGTATTCTGAAAAGTCTCTAACTTCTTGTGATGTTACTTTTGTATTTTGAATCGAAATACCTAATTCGTTTATATTCGCTTGTTGTTGATAAGAACGCGCTTCGTTTACAACAACTGGTTGTGGGTCATCCTCTGAACCCCCGTCTTTTTCTTTTAATTTATCTAATTCTTCTTGCTTTTCTTGAATTTGAGAACGTAAATCAGTAATTTCTTGTTCTAATTCTTCTGCTCTTTCTAACTCATCGTTATTAAGCGCTCGCGTTGCATACTTAACTTTCAAATCAATTTGTCTTTTGATGTCTGAAATCTCAGATCGTAACTCTTCTTTTGTTTTCATTTAATTTCCTCCTAAAATTGGCATAAAAAATAGACATCGCTATATTCAGCATGTCCAATGGTTGTATTTGATAATGGTGTTCAACTTCACCAAATCTTATTTAATATTGAATGTTTCTTTAGTCTTAATTCTAATTCTTTTTTACGTTGCTCTTTTTTAATACTTTCAATACTACGTAATGCAGGTTTAACATCCGTATCTTTATACGCTGGATAAGTTACTACAGAGACATCTGTAAGTTTACGAATTGCTGTCAAAGTGCGTTTGTAGATGTTTTCTTGTTCATCAAAACGCATTTCATCGCCTTTGTCGTCAAGCATGAAACCAAACGAACATTGATTAATGTTACCTACGCGCATGTTCTCGTATAAATCACGCGCAAATGTTGTATTTGGCAACTTACAACGATATTTAAGTCCGACATCGTCAGTTTCGAGTTGCAAAGTACCTGACTTTGTCCTACCGATTATTTGCGACGGGATATGATCTACTAAACAACGTACATCAGATAAATCAGTGTTTTCTAAAGCGCGACGCGAAATCGTTTCTTTAAAGCCACCAAGATTTTCAGACCAAGTGTCGAACTTTAAGGCATATCCCTCGATGACCATTTCATTATCATCGTTTGAACGTACTTCAATAATGTTACCAACTCTCATTTCCTTACTCATTTTCCTCACCTCCTCTTTAGAAGAATGTTGCTCAAAATAATCATGTATGCGTTGTTTGAATATTTCTTTATTAGGCCTGCTGTCATCTTTTTCAAGGCGATTCAAACATTCCTCTTCCGTCGCTTCAACCTCTTCAATATCATAGTCACAATTTTCAAGTTGACGATTTAACGAGTCAGTCATATTGCACGTCAAAAGGTAAAAATTTTCAAAATCTTTATTTGTTTGAGAATCATTTATAAATATTTTTCTGAAACCAGCGATTATATGTTTAGCATTTTCATTATGATCATGAATATCTAAATGAGTAATAGCACGTTGCACCAAATCCCAATCAAACACTACATCCTTGTCTGATAATCTCTTTTGAACCATTGTTGATTTGCCAGCACAAGGCGGACCTTTGATCACAATTAATTTAGCCATTTTCATCATCACCTTTCAGCTTATTATCAATGCGTTTTGATTTATTCATTTGATATTCATCCACCAGCGCAATATTCACATGATTCAAATCAACCCTGTGAATACTTCCGTAACCATCTGGAATCGGTGCCAAGCCATCTCTTTGTCTTATTTCATCAATATTCATTTTTCCTGAACCAATATTGATTTTATCGATTTCAGCTTGCGTTTTTTCATCAACCACACGTATTTCAGTGGTGTCAAATTTAAATTCACGGTTCACATCTTCGTGTTCGTTATTAAACTTGAAATTCAATTCCGCACAAACACAAGTGATATAAGGTTTTAACGTTGAGAGATAATCAAGGTTTGCGTCAGTGATACTCATATTCGAAGTTTCTATACCGAATTTATGCAAAGGAATGCCAAACACACCTGCTATCTCTCTTGTAGATGATTTATTTTCTCTAATAAGCTTTAAAACTTCTGTATCAACCTCTAATTGGTCAAATGTCATAGATTCATCTAAAACAACGACTTTACCAGCTTGTTTTGTCCCGCTAAAAGCTTTGTGAAACTCCTCTCTTGCTCTATTTCTTGCAGTCTTATTTTCCAGAACGCCTTTCATCTTCAATATACCGCCCGCATGCGTACCGTTACGTAAGAAATTATTGAGGAAATCCTTGCCGTTATTATCAGATTCAATAGTCCTACTTAAAGTATCTAGTAGTGATAAACCGTTTATACCGTCTAAGGAATAAAATTTAACATCTAGCATGTCACTGAATTTAATATTACGTTGAATTCTTCTACCGTTATCATCTACTCTTTGGTGAAAATAATAAGGTTGCCCTCTTCTGTCTGACTTCAATTCAACTTCTGAGGTTTTCCTAAACGTTAAATTTGTTGGTTTACCGATTTTATCGCGAGCAATCTCGACATATCCATGTGAAGTTAATAATGCGCTGGCAAATACAACTAACTTGAAAATATAACCGTTATACATCGGATTAGGACGATTGTTCAATAGGTTTACAATCTTATTGCCATAATCAATTTGTCCATTCGATATTAACCTAATTGGCATACGTGCTAAATCAGATGCAATCATCATAACTGCAGTAAATATATCGCTATGTTTAATAGCTTCTATACCCTCATATTCGCGTAGTTTTGTTCCTTGAAAGCCAGGTAACGTTTGTACCATCATTTGCAAATCTTCTTCGTTGTATTTTAAATCACGCATTTCAGTTTTATAAAAAATACCCAAGATCAATGCCTCCTTTCTTGATTGCTTTCATGGTTTAATATCAATGAAATAACTATTAAAATAATGCCAGTTGCTAGCAATCCCATGTTCTGACTAAAAGTTTTATATATAGAGATATTCACAATACATAATCCTAATAAAAAAAGGATGCTAACTAAATTAGCAACCAATAAATGAAAGACATCAGTTATTTTATTTAAATTCATACTGTCACCACCTTTAAAACCCAAACTCTTCACTTTCGTATATTTTTGTCCAATCTTCTTGGAACTCATGCATTCTTGCTTCAGTAAAAGCAGTTATTATCGAAATAATAGGGTCTATTTTCTGTCTATTAATTTTCTTATTGATTTTTACATTATCCTCTCCATCTCGAATCAAAATAGCGTTATTGACTGCTGTTGTAAGTAATGTATTATCACTATGTTGTATTCTTTTGTCTGCAACCCACATTCTAAATTCTTTGATCGATTGCGATAACGCTTTAAAACTCTGTCCCACTTCAATAAGCGGCCAATCTAAATGCATAGATTCAATGGTTGTAACAAAACTTTGAGCATTCCACGGGTCATAACAGACGGCTTTTACGTTTAAATCATGCGTTTCTATAAAATCAATAATGAATTCTATAACTTGTTTATAATCTATCATTCCGCTTTCTGAGCGAGTTGTTTCTGCTTCGCCTTTTTCAATCACTAAATTATAATTTATTTTATCTCTTTTAATCTTCTGTTCTAAATTAGTTCTTAAACCTATAAAAGAATGACTATCTAAAAACACACTTTTATTATCAGTAGGGAAAATAAAACCTACAGAGGTTAAGTCGTCCAGCCTTGATAAATCGACTCCTATATAAACATCTTTACCTTTGATATCAGGTGTATTTGTTACTGCTTGTTCCCAATCTGTTATGTCAAGAAGACTATCTTCTCTTTGTGCTTGCCACAGATTAAAATTTTTAATTAATATTTTGTGATACGACGTACCTTTTTCTAATTCATCTTGTATATCAGACTTAATATTTTGTAGAATTGTTTTTCTATGCTCTTTCGATTCCAAAAGTGGCATGGCTTTTATCCACTTCGCTTCATCTTGAACCTCGTCTTGCGAATCCATTTCAGCACAATATACAAAATAATTATCAGCTTTAACTTTACCTTCTAAAATACGTCTAATATATTTGTACTCTTGATACATTTGACTGTTCAAATTATCCCCAGCTGTTGAAACAAGCAATGTCAAAGGGTTCTTTTGCAATGTCATACCCGTTTTAAACCTTGAATACATTTCATCGTCTGGCATACTTGCTAATTCATCTAAAATAGCAACTGTAGGGTCTTTACCATCAACCGCATCTGGGTTATTGGACAGAGGCGCAAACACCGAACTACTTAATACATCTTCAATGTCCGTCTTTCTTACGTCTGTTTTTTCACGGATAAGCTTACTTTTACTACGCATTAGGTTTACTTGTTGACTTGCCATCTTGAATATTGTTTGTGCTTGTTTATAAGTTGATGAAGCTACATAAATCTGTCTGTTGAACTTAGGGTATTGTCCGAAAAGTAATTCGTTTACAGACATACCAGATACAATCAAAGATTTACCTTGTTTTCTAGCCATACTTATGTAAGCTTTAGTAAACATCCTGTACTGACCTCTACGCCAGCCGTACAAACTACCAACAATAAACTTTTGAAATTCCATCAGTGGCATAGGTTCGTTTGTTTTGGGATCTGGTAGCATTTCGACAAATTCAATCGCTTTATTAGCCAAACGATTGTCCCAATAACAACCATTCGGCGGATTCTTTATAAAAGAAAGGTGACGTTTACACACTTGTATGTTTTTCTTACTTGCTAATATTTCACCTGAAACCACCTTTTTTGCATATTGAGTAACATAATCTATCATTAGTCATCACTCGCAAATTTCATATACGGGTCATCGTCTTCTTTTTCTTCAGGAACCATAATACGCAATCGACTATCGATAGTTAAACCTAAAGTATTAGCTGTTTGTTGCATTCGAATACCCGCTTTTTCTTTAACGTTGAACGCTGGATTGACCTTTTTGTTTCCTCTGTCGTCTTCTAACATCAAGTCTTCACGTTCTAAAATTAAACTTGCTTTAACAAAATCGCTATAAAAGCTACAATATTGTGCTAATTGCGCTTTATCTAGGTTTGAAATTGGCAATTCTTGCATGTGCGGTACAATTCTTAGGTATTCTTGTTTCGCTACTTCATCTAAAAAGTGTGGTGGTTCAGTATCAATTTTAGAAAATTTATTTAATTGAGCTTCTTGACGCTCTTTTTCAATAATTTCTTCTTTTGTATAATTCTTATTCGAATTTGACAAAAGCTTCTTCGGTCTACCCGCCATAAATTAGCACCTCCTATTAAAAAACTTAAATAAAGGGAATTCTTCGTTAGTATATATGGGCATCGTTTTGCGAGGCTATTATTACCACCCCCGTTATTTGATGCGGGGGACTTCCCTTCGTTCCTTTTTCGTCTTTTTGTTGTGACATTCAAAGCACAAAGGCTGCAAGTTTTCCTTTTCCAACCGTTTTGACCAATCAACTTTTGTTGGAATAATATGGTCAACCATTTGCGCTTGTCGTCCACACAATCTACAAATATAATCATTTTCCATCAGTACGATTCCACGCAATCTCTTCCATTGACTTGAGTTATAAAATCTTACATACTCTGGATCGTTTCTACGTCTCACATCATTGTAATTATCATTTACATATCGTTTGTGTTTATCACAATAACTTTCATTATGATTAATCAATGTGTTACATGTTGGATGACTACATCGTTTCATGATAGACAATGTACATCACTCCTTGTTCACTTTCTTAACATCTTGCATATTCACCTGTCTATCGTCTTCATCATTGCTAATTAATAACAAGTTTCCTATTACTCCATCGACATAATACTCACTACCATGTAACAATACTTTGTCGCCTTGCTTTATACCATTGTCCACATCGATAGATTGATTAGGTTTGTTCATCATAATAGCGTTAACACTATGACCAGCTATCGCATCTAAGTTAATACCTAGCACGTTAGCTAGGTTAGCTATATTCCATAACGATTCGCTAAGTTCGTTTATCATAATTCCTTTATCTATCGGCACATTACAAAACATATGTTGTTTAATTAGATCTGTGACATTACCTGTAGATTGAGATAATCCTAGACCGTAACAAGTAATAGATTCATTTAAATTCAATTCATCATTGTGTGTACGTGTAGCTATCTCTTGGTACTTTGATATCTCCATTCTCCACCTCTTGTTTATAAAAATAAAAACCCTCACTTAATGTGAGAGTTCAAAAGAAATATAAATGTTTTGCTACACAGCAATTATAATAAAAAACAATATGTAGCATCAAAATTAGTCCGATGTGTACGATGTGTCCGAACTGTCCGATGTGTACGATGTGTCGGTTTCTTGTTGCAAGTTATAAAGTATATTTACTATATCTTTTACTCTAGAATAAAAATTGTCTCTGCCTATATCAAGAATACTCATAATCCTATTATGGCTTTCTCGTTGTTTTAACATTTGTAAAATGTGATAATCTTTTTCGTTCGTGATGTATTCTTCGTATTCATCAATGAACGCTATCTTATTAATCAAGTAATCGTACTTTCTAAGCGCTTTGTTTTTGTTTATAACTTTCACTAAAACTTTATTGCTAGTCGTGCCTTTTGCTTTTGGCATCGCAGATTGATAACCATATTGTGCAATTGATGTACTTTCGTTATCGTAGACTTTACTGTCTATTATGTTCTTCATCCATTTGTAGTTATCTATCATTTCACGTATTTCTTTCCTGTTATACATGCAATACCTCCGATAATATAAATTACTTTTTAATATCGTTGTTCATTCGTTTCAATTCAATCCTGTATTCTTCTAAGCCGTTGTATCCTTTAGTTTTAACTACTTCATCAAGTAGATAATCATTCATATATCTGAGTGCTTGTATCTCTCTTGCACGATCACTATTAATACTGATACAAACTAATAGCAATATAGCAAATACAATAGTCATAGTAATCCACATCACTCACTTACCTCCGCTCGAAAGACGTAATCACTCGGCGCCTCTACATCATCATTAGCCGTCATCATAATATATACTTGCTCAGTTACATACTTACCTAGCTCATACATTGCTAGTAAGAATAATAGTCTTAATATTTGTTTAATCATTGTTTATCTACCTTCTTTACTTCGTATAAGACCGGATATAAATTTAAAAAGTGTATTCTATATCCAATCGTCTTAACTTCTACTTTGTCGCCTACTTTTAACCTAGCTTGTATGTCTGCGCTATCAAATTTCTTTTTGAATAATAAGTCGGAGTTTTCAATGACTTGTTTGTTGTCTAATACAATATAGAACTTGTCTTCTTTATCTTGTCTCTTGTTATATTTATCTGTAATTGTCCCTTGATGTACTTCTTTGTTTTGGTAACTAGCCACTGTATAGATAGGCGATATGACAACAAGCATCAGTGCGATTACGCCGAATAATCGCAGTATTCCAGCAATAAAGATATCGAACCAATCCATATTTTTAAGTTTTTTAATCATCATTGTCATCTCCAGTATCAATTAAACTAGGCATCATTCTTAACATAGCCCTTAATTCATGTTCATTCATATTAGCCATCATAGGACTGTAAAATTCACTGTCTTTATCATTAATATCTTTAATAAAATCATTTTCAATCTTAGCTTTTTCTTCAGGTGTTTTATTTTTATATTTTTTGATTATTTCAGTGTACTTTTTCGGGAATTTCATTTTAGGTATGTTAATCATCATCTGCCTCCTCGAATGGTTTCATTGTCTCAATGTTAATGTCCACCATACCCTCGTTTGGTTCGACTTTTTCAACATGAAAGATACCAATATTTGATTTGATATCGTTTAAGTTGGTTGCTCCATCAACTGGCACGTTCCGCGCCTCGTACTTCTCTTTCGCTTCTTCTTTACTCTCTGCCTCAACAACTGTAAACGTCTGATTATCTCTAGCAGTAGTAAAATGTTCATGTGGTTGTCCTGTTGAATCTTTGAATGTTGTGACTAAGTATTGTGTCACTTCTCATCACTCCTATTTATTTGATTTCAAAATCAACTTCTATTGGAATAACAACGATTTTATAACCTTCATACGATCTTTTGAGTTCATCAAATATTTGGCGCAAACCAATAACATTCATATTTTTACCCTGTAAAATAAATATCTCCTTGTTCCAACCACGATATATAATTTTAGTGCGTTCTCTCACTTCCCCAAAACCTCCTTGACTCGATCTAAGATGTCTTTACACGTATCCTTTTCCTGCGTCTGCTGTTCCATCTTGTCTTTCATGATTCCTTTTCATTTTCTTTTTGTATGCGTCAATGAGTTGGTCGATAGAATAGTAAGTATTGGCGTACAAAAACGGCATTATTAAAACTTGTACAATGCTATTATCAATACCTTTTACAAATTGTTCTGTTAGTGTATGCATTACATGAACAAAATAAACTGAATGTAGTTTAGGTAAAGTAACTTCATTTTCAATCAAATCAACCATAACCTCAGTAGTTTCTTCCAAATCTTCTTCATCAACAATAGTCAAAGTTAATTGCAAACTGAAAGCTAAGTAATCAGCAATCTCATCTAATTGTGTATCTAGTGGCTTACCTGGTTGTTTCTTCCAATTTTTAAAAAACTCAAGTGTGTTAATCCACTCTACAAATTCAATAATCATACTAGCTACTGTGTCATTTAAATTTCTAGTTGGTATTCTATCGTCGAACTCCTTTTGTATTTGTAATAACTCTTGTAACTGATCAATTGTTAATGTGTTAGTCATTTTCCTGCTCCTCCTCATATTTATAGACAACTTGACCCGTCATAATCCCTACTGCTTCATCAAGATAAATATCTTCTTTGAGTGCATCTTGCATAGCATTAGGTAAACCCTCAAGTATTTCATCAAACGCTTGCGCTTTCTTATACACGTCTTCAACCTCTTTTAGTAATCCCTCTGTGTCATTACCGTTATAGGCACTAGCACTGATAATTGATTGTTCAATTTGTTCGCGGTTATTCATCATTTCCATCTCCTCTAAAATAAAGTTGGTTGCTTCTGCTCCTCGTATTCCAAACCATGTTGCTTTATATATGTTTCAAGCTCTTTCGATGTATCAAATGTCTTTTTCACACCTTGCCAACCTGACACGATATGCCCGTGAAAGTAATAAGTGCCATTTACTACATGGATATGTGCCACTCGCTCGTTATCCTGATACAGATATCTCTTAGAGCCGAAAAATTGGTTTAAGTATTCTTTGCGTGCATTATCTGTCATGATCTACTTCTTAACTTTCACGAATATGTCGTTTTCCACCAGGTAGCACGCATAACGTCCTCTTGGATGCACTTGTGGCACATTAAACAAATGTGGCTCCTTTCTTCTTAGCTCAGCCTCTTTACGTCGTTGCCTAGCCATTTCACGTTCTTTGCTCTCTCGCTCCATGATTTTGGATAACACAATTTCTTTATACTCAGCTAAGCGCATACCATAAGGTGCATGTAAGGCTTCTAACAACGCCCAGCCACCTCGTACTCTTTTTGCAACCATTCCTGGAGTTAAACCATTCTTTTTTATCAATTCATTTTCATGTTCGGTAAATTTATATGGTTTACCGTTAATCTTTACGATACTCATTTATTCCACCTCTATATATGCATGTCTTATTTTTATGTCGTCATACTTCAATAACTCATCTGGATTTTTATCTAAACGCTCTGCTAGCATATCTTTTTCATCATCCACATCATCGAAATGATGATATTCAACTTCTGTAGGTATTCTTATATCAATCGTTGCATTTATATATGCTTGTTGTTGCATTAAATCACTTCATTCCTCTTTTTCTTTTACGTCTGACTTTCACTAAGTCCTCATATACCATCCATTCTTGACCTGTGTATTTAGGCGCTTTACATATCCACGTTAAATTCACATCTCTATACTGATATCTGAATATCTTCGCTTTGATGTTGGCAACTTCAGTCGCCTTACCTTTAACGTCTATAACTTCAACCAGTTTCCCTTCCTTCCACAAAGAGAAATCGGCTATATACGTAATCGGTCTTTGTTTCCCAAATTTCGGTTGTAATTCAAATTTCGGTTGTATTTCGATACGATCATAGTTAGTGCCATTCATATTACTTTCTAAATATTGGTAATATTCACATTCTACTTTGCTATCAAATACAATTCCTTTGTACTCAACTTTCTTAGCGTTGTATTTACTCATTGTGCACCTCTATAAACGATAATTGCGCTAGGAAAAGGAGCGCTGTTTTTACTATCTCCAAACTTCAGACGACCGCGTAGGAATCTTATATCATCAGCCTTATTAAAAATGTAATCATGCCAATATGTCGTGTCTGTTCTTGCGGGTATTAAACAAACTACCGTTGCGCCTTTCAAACTTTCTTCGTAAGCCTTCTTGACCCAACGCTTAATACTTCGACCGTATGGCGGGTTCATAAAAACAATGTCCTCAGACCAGTCTTGAATTAACCCATTATCTTTTACTGTATAATACTTCCGGCATTTGGCGTTCTCGTCTGTTGAACAAGGATCTAATGTAAAACTGAATTCTTCGCTTAGGTCATCAAATAAATGTTGTGGTGTTGTCCACTCGTTTGTTTTACTACTGTAATGTACTTCCATGTGCCACCTCTAAATATCAAATATCGTTACTTGTAAACCTAGTTCTTGCTCATATAGAAGCCCGTGAGCGCCTTTGAATCGTTTTAGGTCACTATCAGTCATAATTTTCTTTTCGTCGCTGAAATGGGCTCCTGTGAGCGAATAAACTTCATTTACGTTGTCTTTATACTTGATGACCTTAATATCTTCCGTGCCATCTTCTCGGTATAAGTAATATTTTTCTTTCGGCATTTTTTAACACTCCTTAATATTCGACGATAGCGGGGCGTGTGTGACGTTCTGCAAGTTTTTGGACAAATAGGTCATATAACTTATTTTCGTCGCCCTGCGCCTCGTCTATGAGTTTCTGAGCGTACATATCTGAACACTCAAGTTTAGTTTTTAAAAATTCTTTGGTTACCATGCGTCTCGCTCCCTGAAATCGTCTCCGATTACTCTTACTTTTCTTGCGTTGTGTTTCATTCTCGAATTGATACGTTGCCAGTTCATATTTTGATTTAGTTCTTTATCACTAAAGTTTGTTGTAAAGATATTGTTTTTACCTACTCTGTTATCAACAATGCTGAAAAGTTTATTTAAAGTGTGTTCTGTGTTTTCTACACCCATATCATCTAGTACAAGTAAATCAATATCACTTAGCAATCTGACTAGCTCGTCTGTAGTCTCTACTGCATTTTTGTTGTATGTCGCTTTGATACGATCCATTAACATTGGTATATGCATAAAAGCAACCGTATGTCCTTTAGCTTTAACTGCTTTTGCGATAGCGTATGCTAGGTGGCTTTTACCAGTTCCGTATGAACCTTGCAATATTAATGATTTTGGCTCTTTTGTAGAGAAGCCTTGAACGTACTCTATTGCTGTTTGTTTAGCTTGTACTTGTTTTTCATTTTGTGGCTTATAGTTGTTAACTGTTGCATCTCTTAGAGACGGATTAACATTTGATTGATTGAATATGTTGTTTATCTTCCGTTGCTTGTTTCGTTTATACTCCTCATAAATTTCACATTTGCAACCGTCTTTATACTCGTAACCATTCGGGTGTTTTTTAGTAGGAGCAAACTTATATAAGTCGTATTCACTTCCACATCTCTCACATTTCAATCCTTTTTCGACATGAGTAGGTTGATATTTTTTTAAGCTTTCGTTTATCTTTTCGCTGAATAGTGGTTTCATAATATCCCTCTAATCCCAATAACTTTCGTCGTACTTCATGCGTTCTAATTGATCCGTGCCAGTTGGTTGTACTTTTTGATTGAGGTATCCCTCAAATTTATTGCCAAAAAGTGTTTCTGGTCTAAGGTATTTATCGCTATCCGTGTTAAGCCACTCAGCTGTTTTAATATCAATTACCTTTTTAAAATCCTCCAACCTAAAATCTTGATTCCATCTTGCTTTAATAAAATCTTTCGTTTTAGTTGTATTATGTTTAAACTTCTTGCCGGTCTTTTCGTTTAGATAATCAATAATCTCTTTGTATGGGATGCGTGTCGGGTTGCCCGACAATATATCTATTCTATTTATATTGTTATTACTTGTATTATTAATACTTGTAATATTCTCTTTGACATTTGCGTCAATAGGGGTATTGACAGAATTATCAATAGGGGTATTGATTTTTGCGTCAATAGGTATTGACGTTTGCGTCAAGGGGTACATCTTCCTTTGTTTAACTTCATTACCTTCTTTGATAATTTCGATTTTTAGATAACCAAAGTTGGTAAGGTTCGAAATTCTACGAGATATAGTTTCCTTAACAACGTTGTATAAAGTTGCAAAGTAACCATTACTTGCTGTGCAGTATCCATACTTGTTACTTAAAGAGGTTATTTCTGCAAAAAGTAATTTTTCACTGTCAGTAAGTCGGTTATCGTATCTGACATTTGCCGTAATTATTGAGTAGTAACTTGGTTGATCAGTCATGTTGATTCTCCTTTCTGGTATAATTTTTCTGTATGCTTTTGCATCAGATTGGAGGTGAAATATAATGTATAAGGACTATTCTTCGTTAGTACAATTTCAGTTAGACAAAATTACTAAAGTGCCTGATATTAAAGTAAATATACCTACTCCAGCTCTAAAACTGACTAACATCGAGCATTTAACAACTCTTAGTCGTACTATAAATACTTTGGAGCGCCAAATTAAAGTTGCTACAAGCTTTTCTAACAGCCCTTACCTTAGAAAAAATATTGAGATTGCTCGTAAAATTTCAGAGCGTAGTTCCGTTATTCAAAATTTACCTAAGTTAAATATAGAGAAGATAAAAAGCGCAACCGAATTAAAACCCATTAATATAAAAATCCCTGAATTTTCAAACTCATTATTTTCTGAAGAAACCTCTGACTTTGTTAAAAAATCTATAGATGTAGATAGCAATACTATAGATACGGCTTTCAGCCTTTTGCGTTACGAATATGTCAAAAACACGCTTATTAACGCTAAATCTATCCGTCGAATCAAATGGGAACCTGTAACGGCCGGGTTCGGAAAACACATGACACAAGTACAGACCTATAATGTTCAAAGTGATTCTAATAAGAACAAAGAAATCCAAGAGTTATCACACCCGCTTTCTGAATTAATAACATTGTTATTTTTAGATAATTTATGTGAAGATTTAAAGCCTTTTATAACTTTTCTTGCAAATGAACTTTTGCCTTTTATGCCTTCCGGAATTCGAAACACCATGTTGTTATTCATAATTTTTATAGTTGCTCGTAATAAGTTAGACAAAGGTTAATTTTGAGTTTGTCAATCACATTCCTAATCCCTTCCGCCAAGATGACGATTAGGAGTGTGGTTTTTATTACTCTTAGTCTATTCATTCATTTTTCTCTCCTTTCAGCATTTTGTTGAGCCTCTCATCAACTTTTATCCACGAGTCATGCAATTGATATTTATCATCAAACGACTTAACGCCAATCGCATGTTGTTGGTTATGATGTTCGCGACATAACGCTAATACATGTTTGTCATAGTGATTCATCTTGTTTCTGTTCATACCTCTGCCAACTGCTTCATAATGCGCTAAGTCTGCGTGAGGCTTTCCGCATATTACACAGTTGCGGTTGATTGTAGCCCAATATAATAGTGCTTTATCTTCGCTTAACAACTTGCTTGTTTCTATGCTCATAGGTATTTGATGATGAAACATAAACGCTATAATCAGTTCTATTAACTCCTTTGCGACTTTCATTGAACAGTCACGCAGACTGATTTCTTCATAACCTTTCATAATTTCCAATTCTGTTTGTAATAATTTTCTAGTTGATTCTACTGGTTCGCCCCAGTGAAGTTCTATATCTCTACACATTGCAAATATTTTTTTGCGTTGTTCTATAGATAGTTTTTTATTGTCCGGAACCTCTACTTCTGCTTTTAGTGGATATCCGTTTTCTAGTAAGTCAATGTGACTTTGTTCAAGTTCAACACCAGTAGCAACGACGGAATAAGTACCGTCATTGTCTTTCTGGTATCTTGTAATGTATTGCATTTAAACCACGTCCTAGAACGGTAAATCATCATCATTGATTTCTATTGGACCATTAGCATTAGCGAATGGGTTTGATTGTTGACTCATTGGCGTCTGTTTCCCATTTGCTTGCTGTTCTTTTTGTTTCATCTCATCAGTTTTAGGTTCTGGTTTATTAACTACTTCATCGTCTTTATTCCAAACTTTTACATATGAGAGTCTTACAAAATACTTGCCTTGTTCCTCGTTAAATTTATTTTTAAGTACAATAGTTCCGATTTCGTTAATTAATTGATCTGTGTCAAAAGTTAAATCTGGTAAGTTCAATTTAATTCCTAATCTACTAAGTAACTCGATATATTGTTTTTCTTGATAATCTTGTTGGAATGGTGGGACGAATTGGTTGTGTTTGTATTGTTTACCTTCGTTGTTTTCAAAAACAATCGTGAAGTATCTGTTTTCTCTGTCGTTAAACTCGACATTTGCAACTTTTACTGTAAATTCTCCAGCTCCTAAAAAGTCCCCACCTTTCATGAATGCCTCTTGATTAGTTTCTTGAATGTATTGTGTTCTACCAGTGATTTTCATAATTTTTATACCGTCCTTTTTAGTTTTTTATTAATTTCCGTTTTGTGCCATATCTATAATTTTTGAAATTGAAGCATTTTTAATACCTGGATTATTGATTGTTATTTGCGGATTATGCCTAACTTTAGTTGTATATAAATTAGAAGGTTCTACAGAAAATACATAGTCGTGTGTCGCATTTCCGTTCTCATCTGTATGATCTTCTATAAATGTATGTCCTATAATGTCGAACTGAGTTACTAAGTTATTGTGTATTGCCGGTTGTACTTCAATTGATATTCTAGGGTTAATAATTTTTCCGTTCTCATCTTTATCTTCTGAGTTAAGCCCTTCATGTCCTGTAAGCACAACGTGAAATCCGAGCTTATCTTTAACCTTTAATAGGTGCCTAATCGAGTTAACAATTAATTTAGATGTTTCCCCATAATCTTGAATTCTTGCTTTTTTGACTTGGTGCGTGTTCATCACATGAGTCAGCGTTATATCTCTTAACTTTTGTGCTGTTTCAATTACAACCACATCAAGTAACTTTCCTCTTTGTCTAGCTGTATTTACAATCGATTCAATACTCGCAATTGTGTTTCTAAAAGCAATGTAATTGTCGACCCTCTTCACAAAACCTTGCCGCGTTACTTGAGTGCCATCTTCGTGAATATCAATAATAAAAGCGTTGTTTTCTCTAGTGGCTAAAGTCGTCTTTCCGGTTCCTGATTTGCCATATACCATAATTGAATAATAGTTCTGAGTATCTTCGTTAATTTCTTCAATACCTAGTTCTTGTAAAATGTCTTGTTCCTCACTCATCACTTAATCACCAAACTTTCCGTTACCTTTAATTCAGCACCCGGAATATCTTTGCCAGCTTTCAAATCATCGATTAGTTGCTTAGAATTAAGCTTTGGCGCTTGTGATAGCCAATAATCCTTTGGAATAAGTTTTTCATCGATAATATTTTTACTAGCCCCGTTTTTGCGCTTGTAAATATGATTAGTAGCTGTGCGGTAACTATCTACTTCCTGTGTTTCTAACATCTCTTTTAAGTAATCTCTTAAACGATCAGTTAAATTTTGTTTTTGTTTTTTTAAATTTTGAAGTCTCTTAATTTCTTTATCTATGACATCTATGTCACCTAAAGTTTCACGTCTCCAATTGACAATGTTATCTACTTTGACGTTCATTTCTGCTTTGATAGAATCTAATGTATCTTTTAGTAATGTTGGATCTAATTCATCTTGATTAGACATCTCTTTAAATGCTTCTGATAGCTCATATAGATTAGCCATTAGTTAATCCCCCTCTACCATTTCATGACTAAGTTAATTAGTTTGTCCTGTTCATCTGTGTTATTTTCAATCCATTCGTTTATAACGTCACGCATTGCATCCGTCGCAATATATAGTTCGCTTAAATCTATGACATGAAACGATTTAAGTGGAACATTATTCATATCCTTGATTTGTATACTGATACCGTCATGTCTCTTCATCACAGACACTTTAAATTCAAACCCGTTAAAGCTTATAATTTTGTTTTTTATCTCACCAATTTTGTAATACATCGTTCTCGTCCTCCTTGTCTTCTTCGTCCTCCTCGTTATCTTCTTCGTTTTGTAATTCATAAATTTTGTTTTTTAGTTTTATATTTTCTTTTTCCAATTTTTCGTTTTTTCTTTCTTCCGCAAAATACTTACCTCTGTAAGTATCTTCTTCTTTATCTTTAACAGCCTTTATTTCAATAAGTTTTCTGTACTCGTTCAATGTGATTGTTACTGTCAATTCTTGATTTGCTACAAAGTTATCTTCTTCATTTCTGTATCCTGAGAAATCTTTAGTGTAATAATGTTGTTCAGTTTTAATATTTTCAGCCATAGTTGACTACCTCCGTATATTTTGATTTAATTAAGTTGTATATTTTGATAAATGTTTGTCACTGTTACTTGTTGACGCAAGTAGCAGTTTTTTTATTCTTCATAAAAGTATTCTTTATAGAATATGAATGTTGCGATACTTGCGAATCCCGCAATTGACCATGCTGTAGTGAAGTATAGAAACGGCATAAGTACAATCGCTAAGACTGTGAAGCATAATACTGCTACTAGGTAGCTTTTATAAATGTTGCTCATTTAATATCCTCCTAATACCATTTTTTATGCTTTCTGATCAAATACTCTTCCAATTTAGAAATATTAATCAGAGTGCCTGTTGGTGAATAATCAATGTATAAATTTTCTACACCTAAATTATCTTTGCGGTAATATTTCAACCAGTTGTATACTGTACTTCTACATACTCCAAACAATTGATGGATTTGTGTAGGCGTTGCGTATAACTTTTTCACAAATTTTTCTTCGCCTCTATATGTGTTTTCTGGTGTTGGTGGTACTATGATTTTTGGCATTTCTATCTTTCCTTTCGTGTATAATGTTGTTATTTGCTAATAGTTTGTTCGGCGAACTTCAAAAGGCGACGAGCAGATTCAGTAGAATTTTCAGCATCTTTCGGTATGGTTAAAGATTTGTTGTTTAGATAGTCACTCAACGCCCTGCTACTAATCACAGGTTTTCTAGTGTGCTTCTCAATCTTCCAAACCTTCCACGTCACAACTGCCATTGTGATGAGGAGGGTTGTTTTATACAATTTGTTCACTGTGAATCCTCCTTAAAAAACAAACTTCTAAATCCTGATTTTTCATATCTACCGGGTCTGCCTTTTTCACTCTTTGCATAATGCTCTATGTTTATGTCGTAACCACCTTCGTAATTTCCGTTTCTAGTTACCCATAAAAATTTAACTACTCGTTTGCTCTTCAGCTCTCCACCTTTATAAATGACTAATGGAACGCTGTTTTCATCTTTCACTTTGATGACAATTAGATCTTTGTGTCTGATATTTTTGTTGAACTTTTTTAAAATCTCCCTCATCTCATGAATTTTTTTCAATATTAATTTCATTACTTTTTGAATGTTCATTTGTTATATCTCCTTTCGTGTATAATGTTGTTATCAACCTAAGGAGGTGATATTGGTGTATATTGATCCTTTAAAAAATGTTCGTTTATCTATTAATAACGCAATTAATAATGTTGAAATTTCTAGAAGCATGGCAATTAAACAGTCTTTAAAACTTAAGTACCAATTAGATATAATTAATAAAAATAACTTAAATTTATTTTCTAACTTCAAAGTAGACTTTCATCTAAACAACTTAATTGAAATGAATTTTAATTTGCGTAATTCTTTTTCTTCTCTAACATTTCAAAGAAATTTATTTTCTGAAGATGCGATAAAATCTTTTAAGGAACTCTATAGGTTTGATGATGAGATAGTGCTTCAAGCACAACAGACCATTAGAGATTTTTATATCAATCCAACTGCTATCTCTACTTTGGCTGAAGCCATCAATTCGACCTATCCAATAAATGAGCAAGGTACCTATAAAAGAAACGATAAATTTGTCAATCGTATCAAAAATGATTTTCCACATCCTTTCAAACAGTTAATAAGATGGTCTAATGGCATTGCGGCGGGTGCTGACATTCAAATCTTTGTAACAAACTATATAAACGAGAACGATTTACATATTCAAAATTCATTGATAGTTGCTATAGTTTGTTTATTAAGTTTTTTATCGACCTATTGTTCACATTCTAAAAAGTAATAATAAGGTCTAATTTAGTTAACCTTCTTTAACAACTCTGCAACTGCTCGCAACAGTTCAGGGTTGTTGTTTCTTTCTAAACAGTAACTAGCATGCTTTAGTAATTTGAGTTTTAATTTATTTCTTTCTTTCGCAATTCTAAATTTTTGTAACATTTGTTGTTCCTCCTATTAAGATGTTTGTTCGATTGTTGGCAGATTATGGTTATTAATCCTCTGGTTCAGGCACTAAATCAAAGTGTTTTTCAATCTCTTGCGCCGCCCATTTCATAACCTCTTCTAAGTGTTGTTCTCTACTGACTTCTATAGTTTCGATTTTGCCTGCTTCTTCGATCGTGTGTGTATATGTTTCTGACGTATTGCTAATCTCCATATTCAAAATGTAATGAATGTATGCGAGGAATTCTCTTTGTTCTTGTTCCATCTCTGATTCTCCTTTAAATTTCAAACTGGCTAATATCTACACCGTATTTAATTGCCATACTCTTAATCACTGAAATGTAAATCTCAATCAATCTAGGTTCATCCGTAATCACATCTAATTTTGACAACTTGTTAATCTGTGTCTTCGTCGCACCATTCGCTAGCATTTTGCCTTTGCGATTCTGCATACGGATTTTTAAATTACAACGTCCTTTTTCTTCTAATACTTTGTAAGCTTCAGACTTAACTTTTTGGTGCATTGCTCCGCCACCTAAATGTTGCGCAATCGCAGATAACATTTTGTTTGTATCATTGCGCCAGTTTTTTGTTTCGATACCGACAATGTGACGAATACCTGTGATTTCTTGTTGCATTTGTTGGTTAAACTGTTCTTGGTCTTTTTGCGCTTTGAACATCATCTCTAATGCTTGCATTGGTGTTTGTGGTACATAAAGTTTTGCTTGTTGTTTAATGTGTTCATCCATTTTATGGAATGCGTCAACATAAGTTGCTGTGAACAAAATCCCTTTACTGCCTGTCATCTTGTTTGCTACTATGTCGCATCCTTTTTTGGTTAGTAGGTAGTGTTTAGTCTGACGATTATTTGCGCCTAAATAAGTTGATTCTATGAAGTAATCGTCAGGGCTCAACTTTGAGCTTTGCAAAATTACACTTCTATAATTTTCAACATCTCTAATTAAATTTTTATGTTCCTTGCCTACCATTTCCGCAACTTCTCTACTATCTACGTAATGTGTGTCGTTCTGTTCTATTATTTGTAATGCTTGCATAATGTTTATACTCCTTTCGTGTATAATTTTGTTATCTCCTAATGGAAGGAGGTGGTATTATGAAAAACTACTATCATCTTTTGTCTTTCGATGATGATTTAGCTAATGAATCTGCTAATAACCTTCTCAAAGATGGTTGGGAGCTTGTTCACGTTGGGACAAAATTGACTCGGATTTTGGATAACGGACAAGCTTATTACAATACTGAATATGTTCTTGGTGGAACTAAGGAACAGTATGAAAAATACATTGCTGATTCTGAAAAAGCTGACAAGGATTTATTTAGCCAATTTCAACTTAGCGACGATGATTAGCTAAGTAATGTTGTTCTCTATCAATTAGGTAGAGAACTTCATTTATTTCAGCGTATGAAAGTTTAGTATTTTTAATTTCTGCGTTTAAGTTATCTTTTAATAACTTTTGCTCTTTGTTAAGTAAATTATTACCTGTTTCAATGCTATGAAGTTGCGGATTCACTACTCTTTTTATTTCTTGCATTTGTTGCGCCTCCTTATTATTCGAAATCTTCAATTGACAAGGTTTCAATTCGTTTTTGGTAACGATATAAATAAAAGTTCTTCAACATGTCATACATTCTGCTAGCTTCATCGTATTCACTCTCTTTTAAATCAGAATTAAGCGTTACACCAAAAGCTGATAATGTAAGTTTTCTAATGTGGTCATGAATTTCACTAGCGTATGCTTTGTAATTTTCATAACATCCTATTCCGTGTTGATATTTCTTTAAAGATAATGGATGTCCTAAGCCGAGATTGTCAGCACCTCTTAAACGTTCTGTATAAGCAAACTTTTTATTAATTTCATCAAAATCCTTATGACTGATTCTTACTTTATTGAAAATTGCACCTGAACTGATTGGTTTCTTGCCATTTATAGCTTCTCTAACTTCTTTCGCTATAATTTCCTTCAACTCTTCTTTGGTTAATGTGATTTGTTCCATGATGTCCTCCACTTTATAGTTCATCAAACGTGAACTTTTTCTTTAAAAAAATATAAATGTATTTTTTCTACCGGTATACCTAGCAATTGTATAGCTTTCCATATTTCGCTATCTTTCCACCCAACTTTTCCGTTGAGTTTTAAGGATAAGCTTCTCTCGGACAACTTCATAGCAATAGCGAAATTGTACTGAGTGCCATACTTTTCAACTATCTTACCACTCAAACGCGAGTAGTCGTAACACATAAAAAACACCTCCTTTGAAGTTCATGTATCGTGAACTTAACTATACTTTACACCTTGTTTTGAATTAAGTCAACACAAAAATTCATGTTTTATGAACTTTTTTATTGAATTTTTGTTCAACAAGGTTTATTATAAAGTTATCAAACGGAGGTGCACTAAATGAGAGAAAAAGTTTCAAACAGACTAAAACACATCATGAAAATAAGAAATTTAAAACAAGTAGATATCATTAATAAATCGAAACCTTATCAAAAGCAACTAGGTATATCTTTAAGTAAAAGTACTTTGTCTCAATATATTAACGACGTACAATCACCCGACCAAGATAGAATTTACCTACTTTCTAAAACTCTGAACGTTGGTGAAGCGTGGCTTATGGGGTATGATGTAGATTCTTATCGAGTTCCTGACGAAGAACGTCAAGATGAAACGATAATGTCAAAAATCAATAACATATTTTCTCAACTCACACCTCCCCGCCAAGAAAACGTACTTAACTATGCAAATGAACAATTAGATGAACAGAATAAAGTCACTTCTATAGATGAATATAAAGAGTCTAAACTAGTATCGTATATTGCATGTGGTGCAACTGGTGCTGGCATAGGAGAAGAATTATATGATGACATATTGCATGAAGAAGTATTTTTTAAAGAAGACGAAACGCCATCAAATGCTGATTTTTGTATTTTAGTTAATGGTGATTCAATGGAACCTATGTTAAAACAAGGAACATACGCTTTTATTAAGAAAGAAGATTCTATTAAAGATGGTACAATTGCACTCGTTGTATTAGATGGAGTAAGTCTTATCAAGCGTGTAGATATATGCGAAGACTATATTAATTTGGTATCTCTAAATCCGAAGTATGATGATATCAAAGTCGCTTCGTTTAGTAATATTAAAGTAATGGGCAAAGTTGTATTGTGATTAATAGCGCCTATATGGCACTTTAATATAAAAGACGTCTATTTCAGCAGTGTTTAAAAGGAGTTTATAATGAAAATAACTAATTGCAAAATAAAAAAAGAAACTATAGTATATGAAGTTTTAACTAGTGGTAATCAACCATTCACTTATGAGTTACCTAAAGATTTATCGTCACATAATGCGCGTAAATACTTGGAATTTATTTCACAAAAAATAGATGGAGATAAGTTAACCAAAGAAGATTCATTATGATTTTACTAAATAAAAAAACGCCTACTAGTGTAGACGTTGAATGGTGGTGAGAATTTTATGGCGGATAAAAACAAAAAACAAGAAGCTACCCGTAGTAACCCAATAAACAAAAGTTTTGAAAAGCCGGGTGCCAGCGAAAACTTAAAAAGCACTTTATCAGAAAAAGCTAAGAAAAAAGATTAATATTCATTCATTAAATATAAATCCAATTTAATTTGTTGTTTAAGGTCTACAAGTGTATGTTTAATATACAATTCATCGTTTGACGGTAAATCAGATACTTTGAAATCTTGTCGCTCAACCTCTAGTAAATCGAAATCGCTACCAGCTGAATTATAGGTTTTAAGTTCACCCTCTTCAATGATTCTGTTTTCAAAGTCTTTAATAACTATAAATACTGGTTTACCGTTGTTATTAAACAACTTGTCTCTTTTGTCTAATAAGCTTATACAATCCAAATTCATAAACTTTCTTGTTTCATTAATTAACCAGATAATGAATTTAACAATTAAAGGATTAAATACAAGCACTGTTAAAACAAAAATAATTAGAAACCAAATATTTGCTTTTAGACCTGTAAGCAACTGAAGTAAACTCAAATTTTTTAAATCAACATTATTAAAAATTATAAAAGTATAAAACCATATCAAACATGTTTCAATAGAAAAAATCAATAATACAGGAGTATTGATAATCTTGTTTTTTTCACTAACTAAACCTATCATTGTTAGATATTTATATGGTATGTAACCTAAAACTCCTGTAAGAAGAAGCGCCCCTAGAAATTGAGTCATCTTATCACCTACTTTTTATTTTATTATAACATATTTAGTACCTAGTACTAAATTTTGGGTAGCCCACCTACCCTTATTATTTTTTACAAATTTACAGAACGTACGTTCTCTCAGGAGGTATAAACATGTGGATTGAAAAATTTAAAAACAAAAATAACGAAACTAAATACAGATATTACGAGAAGTACAAAGATCCATACACAGATAAATGGAAACGTGTAAGTGTTGTCTTGAATAAGAATACAAAGCAATCGCAAAAAGAGGCAATGTTTCGATTAGAAGATAAGATAAAAGAAAAATTGAATAACCAGTCATCAAGCATTTTAAAAACTTTGACTTTTCATACACTATTAGATGAATGGTTTGAATATCATACAAAAACATCTGGCTTTAAAGTAACGACGCTTGATAATTTGAAAACAAGAATCAAAAACATCAAAAAGAACAGTTCTCAAAATTTACTTTTAAACAAAATTGATACAAAGTACATGCAAACATTTATTAACGAATTATCAAACATATATTCTGAAAATCAGGTAAAGCGTCAACTTGGACATATGAAAGAAGCTATTAAATACGCCGTTAAATTTTACAATTATCCAAACGAACACATATTAAATAGCGTCACACTACCAAAGAAGAGTAAGACGATAGAAGATATAGAAAAAGAAGAAGCGAAAATGTATAACTATTTAGAGATGGAACAGGTAATACAGATACGCGATTTTATACTGAACGATAATAACATGCAGTATAGAGCTCGTATTTTAGTTGCTGGGGCTGTTGAAGTTCAAGCTTTAACAGGTATGCGCATAGGTGAGTTATTAGCGCTCCAAGTTAAAGATGTAGACCTCAAAAATAAGACGATCGATATTAACGGTACTATTCACAGAATCAAATGTAATGCTGGATTTGGTCACAAAGATACTACTAAGACCGCAGGTTCAAGAAGAAAAATCGCCATCAATTCAAGGATAGCAAATGTATTGAAAAAAATAATGTTAGAAAATAAAAAGATGCAACAATGGGAACCAAGCTATGTTGATAGAGGGTTTATATTCACAACTTGCCAAGGAAATCCTATGCAAGGCAGTAGGATAAACAAACGATTGTCCTCAGCTGCAGAATCATTAAATATAAATAAAAAAGTTACTACTCACACACTAAGGCATACACACATAAGTTTATTGGCGGAAATGAATATATCGTTAAAAGCAATTATGAAAAGAGTAGGACATACAGATGAAAAAACGACTATAAAGGTGTATACACATGTAACAGAGAAAATGGACAGAGAGTTAGAGCAAAAATTAGAAAAACTTGTGTACTAAAAGGTATCTGCCCTTTTTCTGCCCTTTTTTATTTTTAAAGACGCTACAAATCCTTTGTAACAACTGATATTAAAGGCTTTTTAACACAAGTT